CGTGATGCAGGAGGCGGACCCGTATGTGAAGGTGGCCTGTCTGGCGCTGACGGTGCGGAATTTGCGCCGGGAACTGGAGGCGGCCGAGTGGGATTTGCTGGCGCTCATGGACGCGGCGTTCCCGAGCGAGGTGACGGAGCCGCCCTATCTAACCAACTGCGACCCAGGAGATGAAGTATGAGAAAACTGACCAAGGCGGAAGCCGAGCAGTTTGCGCTGATGGTGCTCAGTGGAGCACCGGTCGGTCATGCCGTGAACTACTTCTGGGAGGAAGAGGTCTCCGACGCGATGCTGGAGGCGTGTGCCCAGGCGTGGCCGATGCAGGCCGAGGTGCTGGTGGCGATGCGCGTCCTGTGCGGGGGCGAATCGTGGCACCAGATGAGCGACCCGGCCCGACTGGAGGTGGCCCTCAAGAAACACTACAACGAACTCGCCTATTTTCTCTGGACGACCAACTACGCGGACTGCGAGGGGGGCGAGAAGCTGAAAGCCGACACCTGTCGGCAGGCGATTGAGACCAAGGTCGCGGGCATGGCCGGGCGCGAGAGTCCGCTGGCGCATTTTTATCAGGATGTGCTGGCCCGGTTTGAATCCCAAGGAAAAACCAACTAGATGCTCCTGGCCGATGGGTTGGACGCGGCGTTTCTCGGCGTGGGGCGGCGGTGTGGACAGAAGGACGTGGCCGTCTACTCGATTCCGAAAGCCATCGAGGTGTTGAGAACACGCGATGGGATGACGGAAGCGGAAGCGGAAGAGTTTCTGGAGTGCAATTCCATCGGGGCGTGGGTGGGTGACGAGACCCCGGTCTGGCTGGAGGCGATGACCCTGGAGGAGTGGGACACCTAGATGCCCGTCGCGTCCGTCCCCGTGGTGCTCCGGGACCGACTGATGACGGAGTTTCGGGCGTATCTGTGCAAGAACGCCAACTTTATCCCCTTTGAACATCAGGCGGCGTGGTGGGCGACCACGGATGGCTACACCTTGACCGGGATCGAGGCCCAGCCCGGCGATCCCGGCGTGGCGGTGCGTCTGCCTGACGGATCGACCGTCTCCCGCCTCCTGAAACCCCGTCCACAGGGCCGCGCCCGCGTGGTCGCGGAACTCGGGGCGTATAAATCCGGCAAGAGTGCCGGGGCCGGGATCTGGGCCGCGGCGTTTGGGGCGGTGCCCGACGCGCGGGTCTATCTGGTGGGGAACGAGTACGATATGTGCGTCCCCGAGTTCGAGTACCTCCTCGAGGCGCTGTGTTCCGAACGGGGGCTGAATCAGAGCTACCGGAGCCTCCAGAACCGCCCGAAAGACGGACGGCTCTGGCTGGAACTGGAGAACGGCGCCCGGTTTGAAGCCCGCAGCTGGGAACGGAGCGAATCGCTGAAGGGCAAAGAGGTGGATGCCTATATTTACTGCGAGGCGTATCAACTGCCGGGGATTGAATGCTTCACCTCCGTGGCGCAGAATCTGCGCTCCCGGCAGGGCTATGCCGTCTTTCCGACCACCCCGGATCGCCCGTGGGTGCAGGTGTTCCACGATCACGGGCATGATCATGAGGCGTTTCCCAGTTGGGCCTGTCACTGCGGGATTCATGCGAATGTCAACCCGTATGCGTTCGATCAGGCGGCGATGGACCGCGACGAGCAGTTGCTGACGCGGGAGAAGTTCTCCATCGCCTATCTGGGCAAGCTGGGCGAGTTTGTCGGGCGGGTGTTTCACTATCAGCGGGGCGACCGCGTGATTCCCTTGAATGACGAACCACGGCTGTGGCATACTCCCGACGATGGACCCGTCCGCGAAAATTTCCGGGTGCCGTCCGACTGGCGCATCGAAATCGGGGCCGATACGGGCACCTACTGCGCGGCGCTGGTGGTCGCGGTCTCGCCGGAAGGCACCGCGTACGTGCTGGACGAGTTGACGAACTACCGCTACGTGGCGCATACGCCGGAACTGGACGCGGAAAGTTCACTGGTGCGCTGGATCGATGGGGTGCGCCGGATGAGTGCATTGTGGAAGGCCCGGCCCATGGCATGGGTGGATAGTAATTCGCAGTTCAAGGCCGAGTGCGCCCATCACGGACTGCATCTGGTGGCGAATCACCGAGGGCGGGAAGTGCGGACAGAAGCAGCCCGGCAGTATTTTCAGCACGACCAGATTTTTCTGGCGCCGTGGCTGACCATGCTGCCCTACGAACTCGAACAGGCGCAATGGCCCGAGAAGACCAGCGCGGCAGGCAAATACGAGCGGATCAAACGCCACGACCACGCCTTGGACTGTCTGGAGCATGTGCTCTCGCGCCATCCGCGTGGACACCAGCCCACCCAGCCGCCGGTCTTTGTGCCGCCCACGGGCAGCGTGCAGTGGCTGGGATCGCCGCTTCGGAAACGGGCGAAACGTGCGCCCGCCGACAGCCATCTCGGGAGAGACTGATGGGACAGACACAGAAAGAATGGGAACTGAGCGTCGTCGCGGAACGTCTGCGGTTGCTGGAGGCCAAGGTGGCCTTCACGATGCGGGCGCTGAATCTGACCCGGAACGAGGATGGGGTCAGCCGCAGCCTTGAGGCCCTCTTTCAGGAGGCGCAACATGCGGGACTCGATACGGCAAATCTTCCGGCGGTGGCTGAACGGGCCTTCGGAGGACCCGCTGCCGAAAATGCAGGATCAGCTCCAAAGCCTGCAGCACCGGCTAAGTAGTCTGGAAGCGTTGGTGCTGGCACACACGCGGGGTGGGGACAATCCGTCACCCCTGTTTGAAGAAAGCGTCGATGAGGGATCGCTGGCCGATCTGCCCGACGCCCATCTGGGAGCCCAATAATGCCCAAAGTCGGAGGCCGACACTACGCCTACACGCCGAAAGGCATCGCCAAGGCCACAGCGGCGAAGAAAAAACTTCGACGAAAAAAGCGCGGATCGTCCACCAAGCGTGGGCTGTCTCGACGGTACTAGCCAATGGCTGACAACGACCAGGACCTGACCGATTTTACGACCGACTACGACCGCCTGCGGTCGCAGAAAGCCCGGAATGTGGGATCGGTCGAACTGCGGATTCTCACCAATCTGGCCTTCATTTCCGGCGAACACTGGATTGGCAGTCAGAACCGCGTACTCTTTACCCGCAAACGCGACCCGAACAAGCTCCATCTGGTCTTCAATCTCGCGGCCCAGATGCTCTACAAGATGATGGGGCGGCTGTCCTCGGTCGCGCCGGTCTTCAAGGCCCGCGCCGACAAGCAGGACCCGCAGTCCCTGGCGAAAGCTGCCGTGGTCGATAAGCTCATCCGGGCGCTGGATGAAAAGCTCGATCAGCCCTCCCGCACCTGGGAACTGCTCTGGTGGATGGCGATTGGCGGCGTGGCGTTTGAATATGTCCCGTGGGTGAAGGATGCGACGATGGAACCGCTCCCCCAGTTCGATGAGGAGACCGACGAACTGCTCTGGGCGCATCCGAGCAGTCCCGAGCCGATTTCCGAGTCGATGCGACAGGAAATGCTGGCGCAGGGTGCCCCGAAAGAGCAATTTACCGTCATCGAGGACATGGTGTTGGCCGGGGATGTCGGCAGTGAGGTGTTGAGTCCCTTACAGGTCTTTATTGATGCCTCGGTGCGCTCGATTGACGATCTGGCCCCCGATCAGGCGGTCTATATCGCCAAAATCCGCACCTTGGGCTGGATCGAGGCGAATTACGACATCAGCAAGGAAACGCTGGACAATATCAAGGATAGTCAGGAAGTCAGGATTCTCAGCACGGATTTGAAGCAATTTGGCGATCCCACCGGCTCCGTGCATCTGCAAGACCTGATTCCTCGCGTGCAGGGCAGTCGAGACCAGAATGATCCCGATCTATCGGTCGTGGTGGAACGCTATCAGCCAATTTCCGAAAAACACCCCAGAGGGCGCTATACCGCGTTTATCCCTGGGGAACAAATCCTCAAGAACGAGGACAATCCCTACGAGTCGATTCCACTGGTGGATTTCCACTGGACCCCGACCACGACGAGCTTCTGGGGCGGGGATTATGTCTCCGACCTGATTGCGCCCCAACGCTTCCTCAACAAGCGCCTCTCCCAATTGGGGGAACAGGCGAATGCGTCAATTTACGGCGATGAACTGCTGGGACCCAGCCTCAAGCGGGAGGACATGCCCGCCGATTACCCTGCGCCCATTGAAAACGGCCTCAATGAAGCCGGGGTCAAGATGGTGCAGCGGCGTGATCCTCCCCAACTCCCCGCGTGGTTCATGCAGTCGGTGGACCTGACGCTCAAATTGATGCGAGAAATCGCCGGGGGCGTGGATCTCTTCCAAGAACAGAAGTTTCCGGGGCAGCTACGCGGGCCGATGGCGGTGCCGATGTTGCAGGAGATTATTGACACCCAGTGGGGCAATCTCTACCAGCATATCGGCCAGCGCATGGGCAAAGTGAAGGAAATGCGCGTGAATCGGGTGAAAGAGTTCTACCCGGCGTTCCGCACCCTGCACTATACCGACCGAAACATGAAAGACGAGGTGTTTATCTTCCAGACCTCCGAGATTCTCCAGTCAGGGACGGATTACTCCGTCACCGTGGAGCGCGGCAGTCTGGTTCCTGAACTGCGTGCCCTGCGGGAAGCCCGGATTCGGGAACACCTCCAGTCACCGCTGAGTGTGCTGTATATCGACGAGCGCACGGGACGGATCGACAAGGACAAGATTGCCGCCGACCTCTCGATGGGCGATGTGGGCCGTGAGGACACCGAAAGCCAGTATCGGAAACTCGCCATGTCCCTGGTCGAACGACTCTGGCAGGGACAGACGCTCCCCGAGCATTTGCCGATGCCGTTCTGGAATTTGCGCGTGATCATGGACGAACTGGAATCCGAGATGGCGACCACGGAATTTCTGGGCGCGTCCACGCAGATTCAGCAGGGGT